CTCTACTACAGGTACTGTGTCCTTTACAAATACTGGAGCCTACAAGGTTTATACCTTCACAGGCTCTGGCACGATTACTTGGTAAGGAAAAGAATATGACATCAATCATCAAAGCAGACGACGGAGTTGTATCCGGCGTCACTGGTATTACGACCAGTGCAGACAACAGCGGCACATTGGAGTTGCAGGCCATCTCTGGTCTTGTAAATATGAACAATGTGACGGGGGCAATGCGTCTGCCTTCTGGTACAACTGCACAGCGTCCTGCTTCACCGCAAAACGGACAAATTCGATACAACACAACAACCAATCAAAATGAGATTTACCAGAACGGTGGATGGAACGGTTTTTCTTTCTCTTATTCAATTAACTGGTTGATTGTTGCTGGTGGCGGTGGCGCTGGTGGTTATAACGGCTCTACTTATGGCTCTCCACAAAGCGGTGGTAATTCATCAATTGCGGCGGCAACCATTTCCACTATCACAGCAACTGGAGGCGGTTACGGCGGAACATTCACTCAAAATCCAGCCGCCTCTGGTGGATGCGGTGGCGGAGGTTCTGGTTATGGTGGGTCTTACGCCGCAGGCTCTGGCACATCCGGTCAAGGTTATGCGGGTGGCGCTGGCAACTATTATGGCGGTAATACATATTGCGGCGGCGGCGGTGGTGGTGCTGGCGGCGCTGGCGTAGCGGCAACTTCAACCGCCATGGGTAACGGTGGCGTTGGTGTCGCTTCGACAATTACTGGGTCATCGGTTTTTTACGCAGGAGGTGGTGGTGCTGGCGGGTGGTCTGCATCAGGCGCGACTGCTGGCACTGGTGGCAATGGCGGCGGCGGCAACGGTGCGATCAATGGTGTTGGTCAAGACGGCACGGCTAATCGTGGCGGCGGTGGAGGCGCTGGCGACAATAACTCAGGCGCCGGAACGGGCGGTGGTGGCGCTGGCGGTTTGCGCACATCGGCTGGAGCGTCTGGTGGCGGATCAAGCGCAGAAGGCGCAATTACTGCGACCACTGGGACGGTATTTACCATCACCGTTGGCGCTGGTGGTGCGCGAGGAACAACCTTTGGAGGAAATGGTGGCTCTGGGGTGGTAATTTTGAAGATTCCAACCTCAAACTACACGGCAAGCACAACAGGCTCTCCGACTGTAACTACTGACGGTATCTTCACAGTTTTGCAGTACACCAGTTCTGGAACATACACCGCATAAGGAGAAAAGAATATGGCATTAACCTTTAATGGCGGCTCTGGGTCAAACTCAATCAGCGGGGTCGCGGATGGCGTCAGTATTGACGGAACCGGGGCGGCAAGAATTCCTGCCGGAACAACTGCGCAAAGACCAGCGTCTCCAAGTACTGGAGACTTGCGATATAACACATCAACCGCTCTTGTAGAAATTTATAGCGGCACCGCTTGGGTTGTTGTTGGAGATCAGGCGTCAAGTTACACCGTTGAGACTTTGATTATTGCTGGTGGTGGCGGCGGCGGATGTAGAGACTCTGGTGCGGGCGCCGGAGCCGGTGGTCTTTTGTCATCCTCTTCTTTGGTAAATACTGGATCAGCCTATTCAGTAACAGTTGGCGCTGGTGGCGCAGGTGCAAATGGAGTAAACCCCAGCGCAACAGGAACAAACGGATCAAACTCTGTTTTTAATTCTCTGACTGCTATTGGCGGAGGCGCAGGGGCTGGTAATGGAACGGCCGCAAATAGTGGTGGTTCTGGAGGTGGAACATCTGGTGAGAACCCAAGTGGCTCTCCCGGCTCTGGCACCGCTGGTCAGGGCAATTCTGGTGGCGCAGGCTCTACATCTCCTCGTATTGCTGGAGGCGGCGGAGGCGCTGGTGCGGCAGGGGCATCGGGCGGTTCTGGTGGTACTGGTGGCGCTGGTAGCAACGCTTATTCAACTTGGGCTTCTGCCACATCAACTGGCGCGTCTGGCTATTACGCTGGCGGTGGCGGTGGTGGCGCAGAAAGCGCAAGTGCTGGTGCTGGGGGCGCTGGAGGTGGTGGGGCTGGTACAGCAACCTCTTCTGCGAATGCAACATCAGGTACAGCAAACACGGGCGGCGGCGGTGGTGGAAAGGGTGGTGGCCCTAACGCTGGTTCTGGCGGAACCGGAGGCTCTGGTCTTGTCATCATTCGTTACGCTGGTTCTCAACGAGGTTCTGGCGGGACTATTGTGTCCAGCGGCGGATACACCTATCACACATTCACTTCATCTGGCACTTACACTGCTTAATTCAAAGGAGAAATAGCAATGGCACATTTCGCAAAAGTAGTCGACGGCAAAGTGACTCAAGTCATCGTTGCCGAACCTGAATTCTTCAACACCTTCGTCGATTCGTCGCCGGGTGAGTGGATTCAGACCTCGTACAACACCCGTGGTGGCGTTCATTACGATCCTGCTACCAGCAATCCTTCCGCAGACCAAACCAAGGCTCTGCGCAAGAACTACGCTGGTATCGGCTATTCGTACGACCGCACCCGTGATGCGTTTATTCCCCCACAGCCTTTTGCTTCGTGGACACTGAATGAGACCTCTTGCCTGTGGCAAGCACCCGTAGCCATGCCGACCGATGGCAAGCGATACACATGGGATGAGGCATCGACCTCTTGGAAAGAAGCGGTGGCCGCATGAAAAAGTTGTTGATTTCTGAGCAACTGCTCAACGCTATCATTGGTTATCTTGGTACCCGTCCGTATCAAGAAGTTTTTCAACTGGTTGAAGCAATGCAGGCTGAAGCCAAAGAACAGCCGAAAGCAGAGAATGGACAACCAGACGCTAATTAACTTGGCGTTTGGCATAGCGGGAGCATTTGGGGGATGGATTCTTAATTCGCTGTCCCGCTCGATCATTCGCATTGAAGACCGTATTGCAGAGATGCCTTTGCAGTATGTGACCCGTGACGACTATCGAAGCGACATCACTGAAATCAAGGGGATGCTTGGCAAGATTTTTGACAAACTCGACAACAAGGTAGATAAGTGATGGCTTGGTCAGATGTCCTCAAGGCAGTAATTCCAATCGTGGTTGCCGCCCTTGCGTGGCTTCTGGGCCAAGTCGCCTCCTTCTCTGAGCGTTTGACCAAAATCGAAGGCCAAATGCCCGCCCTTATTACCAAGGAGGGCACTCCCACGGATAGTCCAATCTCTGCCGAGCGTAGACAAATACAAAAAGAACAGTTGATGCAACACATCAACGAGTTGCAGGTCAAGGTTCGCTTGCTTGAAGAGCGTGAGCGACTCAGCAAAGGAGGTAGGTGATGTTTGACCTATTGGGCGGCGGAATTCTTGGTTCAGTGCTTGGTGGTGTGTTCCGCCTAGTGCCGGAAGTCATCAAGTACTTTGATAAGAAGAACGAGCGCCAGCACGAGTTGGCAATGTTTGATAAGCAGTGCGACCTTGAAAAGGTGCGCGGCCAGATTAGGCTCGAAGAGATAGGCGCCCAGCGCGACATGGCTGTCGATGTTGGGGTCATGGATGCGTTTAAGGCCGCTATCGACCAGCAGACCGAGATGGCTAAGGCCGCAGGCGGCTGGGTGGCCTCTATGAGCGCCTCTGTGCGCCCGATGATGACCTACTACCTCCTGCTCCTCTACGGCGTCGCTAAGACCGCCGCAATCATTCTGGCGTACCAAGCAGGCCAGCCGATGCTGGAAGTCCTCAAAGAGGCATGGTCAGTCGATGACATGGCCCTGCTCTCCGGGGTGGTCAACTACTGGATTCTTGATAGGACTCTGGCAAAGCGTGGATTGGCATGAACTTAGATATTGCGACCGAACTCTGCCGGAGATTCGAGGGCTTTAAGGGAAAACCCTATATCTGCCCCGCCGGGGTGCCTACGATCGGGTATGGCTCGACCTTTTACGCAGATGGTCGCAAAGTCACGATGCAAGACCCGCCAATGGATGAACCCACTGCGCGGGCTTTGCTTATTTCGGAACTGATGCACAGGTATGCCCCCGGCACGATTCGTCAGTGCCCGATTCTTTTGACTCTTGCCATGACGGCAAATGACTGGGGCAAGTTAAACGCGATTGTAGATTTTGCGTACAACCTTGGAGTCGGTCGATTACAGACCAGCACCTTGCGCCGCAAAATCAATGCGCAAGATTGGGAAGGTGCCAAAGAGCAGTTGATGCTTTGGACAAGGGGCGGCGGAAAAGTTTTGCCGGGTTTAGTAAAACGCCGGGAGGCGGAGTGCGCCGTGATGTAGGCGTTGTCAATATGAAAGGCGAGGTTTACAATGAAAGATAAGCCCGTATGGGAAAAGAAGCGCCCAAAATCGCTGGGAAAGCCGAAGGAGTTGAGTCCTAACCAAAAAAGAGCCGCGAAGGCTTTTGCCCAGAAAACAGGAACAAAATACCCATCGCTTGTCGCGAACATGGCTGGCGCTAAAGCCAAGAAAGGTGGTTGGTGATGGCCGTCGTGATGACATACAACTCGCTCGTTCAGGACATCCAGCAGTATCTGGAGCGTACTGACGCCGAGACGATAGCCAAGATTCCCACCTTCATCATGCTGGCCGAGCAGGTCATCGCCGCAGAGATCAAGTTTCTCGGCAACCTGACGGTGAACACCAGCACGATGGTGCAAAGCACCCCGGTCATCAATAAGCCAGCCCGCTGGCACAAAACCGTTTCCATGAATGTGACGGTCGCCGGAGTCAAGCAACCCGTACTCCTGCGCAAATACGAATACCTTCGCGAGTACTGGCCGAATCAAGCCCTTGAGGGCGTCCCGGCTTATTACGCAGACTACGACTACACCCACTGGCTGGTTGCCCCCACCCCGGCGGCGGCTTATGCCTTCGAGGTGCTGTATTACGAGCGAGTCCAGCCTTTGGACTCATCCAATCAAACCAACTGGTTTACCGAGTACGCTCCCCAAGCCTTGCTCTACGGCTCCCTCTTACAGGCCATGCCGTACCTCAAGAACGACGAGCGCATACCAATGTGGCAGGCACAGTACGACGGCATCATGAAGGTGCTGAAGACTGAAGATGTCCAGCGTATCGGAGACCGTCAGGCGGCGGTACTTGACACATGAGTTATGTCTCCCCATTTACAGGCGATGTCATCCAGCCTACCGATGTTTCGTACCGCACGGTATCGCTGACGGCCAACACGCAACTTAATTGGCCTTCAAATAGCACCACAGCGACTGACTTCATCGCCCGGATCATGCAGGTCAACGCCTCATCGGCGGGCCTGCAACTTCGTGTTCCTGCGTCCAATGAGGCTTCAGTCGGCCAAGACTCGCTGATCCGAAATGTTGGCTCCAACTCGTTTACGGTCACGACTTTTGGTGGTGCAAGCACGATCATCACCGTAGCACCGGGTGAGTCCAAGTACATTTACATCACTGACAACAGCACGGTCACTGGTGTGTGGGGCAACATTGCTTTTGGTACAGGGACATCGTCTGCTGATGCGGCAACTCTTGCCGGGTATGGACTGCTTGCAATTAGCACCACGCTGAATCAAAGCCACCCGACCTCAACGATTACCAATGGCTATACCTATCTAGCCGCAGACCGCGCCCAGACCAAGATATGGACATCAGGCTCCGGCACATCAACCCTGCCTCTTGCCTCTTCGCTTGGTGATAACTGGTTTACGCTGTTTAAAAATAACGGCACAGGCACGATGACCATCAGCGGTACATCGGGCGAGTTAATTGATGGCAAGACGACAAAAACATTTCAGCCAAATGAGTCGGCTTTTCTTGTCTGCACTGGGACTGAATACATCACTGTCGGGTATGGTGTAAACAGCGCGTTTGCCTTCTCCGCTTTGGTCAAGCCTGTTGTATCCGGCACCTATACTTTGACCACAAACGAGGCCCAGAATGTGATCCAAGAATATGTTGGATCGCTCACTGGCAATGTGGAGGTTGTCTTTCCGCAGGTGGTGACTCTTTATGTGGTCTCAAACCAGACGGTTGACAATGGCTTTACGCTAACAATTAAGACCAGCGCAAGCGGTGCGGCATCTACTACGATCCCACCGGGACAGCAGGCAACTCTTGTGTGCGACGGCGTAAACTTCTTTAACGCCAACACGGTGCAGGCTGGTGCAACTTCTCTAAATTTGATTAACGGCACGGTCGGAACCCCGGCCATCAACTTTGCCGCAGAGACCAATTCGGGTATGTATCGCCCCGGTATTGGTCAGGTAGCGTTTTCAATTTTAGGAAGCCAGATCATGAACATTCTGGCTACGGGTATCACTATCACTGGTGAAGGCAAATTCAGCGGTGGCGTTCGAGGCGGGACATTCTAATGACGCAAAAGGTCTTCGCTCTCGACACCAAACCCGGCATTCAGCGCGACGGTACGGTCTTCGACAAAGAGTTCTATAACGACGGTCGTTGGGTTCGTTTCCAGCGTGGTCGTCCCCGTAAGATTGCCGGGTACCGTGAGATTGTAAGTGACATGGCTGGCCCTTCTCGTGGCATCTATGTGATCCCTGAGAACAACTTCAACAACATCTATAACGGCTACTCTGACGGCCTGCAACTAATCCCAATCAACAATGTGGGCATCGGCTCCGGCGTTACAGATATGACGCTGACTGACTTTACACCGAACGCCAACAACCTTTGGCAGTTTGACTCGCTGTTTGACTCTTCTGGCTCTGGCGACGAATTGATTGTTTGCCACCCCGGTCAA